AACCTTCGGCGTTGCGTTGAGTGGGGGTGATTCCCTTCTGAAGAGCCGAGAGAGACATGGTGTTCTCGATACGACTGATCCAGAACTGAACGAGGTCCATGACTTGTTGCGGCATCGCGGGAGGAGTCAGCCAGTCGGGCCGGTTCTGCATCGCACCCGGACCAGAGACAGTAAGACGTTGCCCCGGACGGTTGATGATGTTGACCCGATTGAGACCCGAGTTCGCGGGCTCAATGAAGATCGGGTTCCCGGTGAGTTCCGCGTTGTGTTGGAGGGCCGTGAGGAGACGGTTGATGTAGATTTGCGGATGCGCGAGATGGTCTACGAGAGCAACCCCGTAGAACTCCCCGATGTCGTCTATACGGAAGTCCTCGTACGGATGGAGACCGTGAGACCACATATCAGAGCAGGGAACGTCGAGAAGGATACGACCGTTGCACATGGCGACGAATCGCCATTCTGACTCGATGTGATTATCCGCATACTCGGGAGTCTGGTCATCTTCCTCATCTCCGAAGTCCGGCCAATCCTCTTCGGACTCGTTGTTTATCTTGATCCAGAACTCGTACAGGACATAACCCGGATTCGGCTTGTAGAGACGACGGTCGCGTGACTTGCCACCGAACGTACCGACACCCGGAGACGAGCCAGGCCATGAGCCCGACATGGGGATTTGTCCGGGGTTCGTCTTGACACGATTGTCGGTAGCTCCGTAAATCTTCGGCTTCTCGTCGTACCCGTCTGTTGCTGAGGTGGATGCAACGACCCGCTCCCATGTGTCAGGGAACCGACGCTGGATTTCATCTAGGGATACGCGACGTACCTCCACCATGTATTCTGCATCCTTGAGGGATGTCGCAGTAGGGTCGATGTAGAAGGCCCATGGATCGACACGACGAAGGGTAGCATTACCGTAACCATCGGACAGTTGATTGTCCCAAATGCACTTGTAGATACCGGTTCCGTACATCGCCGCATCCCACAGTGCGAGCTTGATTTGGGAGTCATAGTCCTCTACTTCCCATGTCGTGTAGAGAACATCGTTGAGGTCGTCTGCGATCTTCGAGACGTAGGAGAAGAGTTGCGAGTTCGGGTCCGCAGAAGGGATGAGATCAATGTCGATTTCCTGATCGGTCATCCATGCGACCCAAGAGGAAAGACCGGGAAAGATTTCCGAGTCTCGCGGTGCGGGCATCCAGTTCGAGACCGTCCCACCGATACGGTTGTTGACGAGACGGTAGTTCCGCATCCAAGTGTCGTACCGGTTCCGCTTCTCATCTCGCGCGATGAGGAAGAGATTACGTAGCTCGTTGACCGTGTTGAGATCAGGTTCTTTGCGCGGCATGAACTCTGTGAGCCCGAGCGTTTGGGTATTCGACATTACCGGCACCTTATCCATTCGATAGCGATGGAGCAGTCAGCGTTGTTTCCGAAGCGTCCGCCAAACCCTACTTGGTCAGGAGTCATAAACGCTCCAACATTGATTGCAGTAGCGAACCTCACCCACTGGAACCCGTTACTGAAGAAACAGTCCCACGATGTAGGAGAGTTCTTCACAATGAGCATGTAGAATGGGACGGAAGTGAATCCAGACTTGACCTGCTGGAAGTTGCTTGCATGTGATGACGGACTATTCCATGTATCAATGTAGTCCTGCCAGTCAGCAACACCGTCGTTGATGTAGTGGAAGTGAGTGAAGAGCTTTCCAGAGGATGATTCGCGGAGAAGGATTCCGCCACCTGCGCCTGGTCCTACCGCTTGTCTGAGAAACGCAAGGTCCATCTTCGCATATATACCGAACGATGACGCAGACGGAATGGATTGAACGAGAGCACGAATGTCTCCGTTCGCGGTAGAGGCCATTGAGATCGACCCGCCACCTAACTGTTCAGCGTACGTCGCTGCTCCCTGATTCACCCATGACCAACCGGCAGGAAGCGAAGATGAGACAGCACCGAACTCGTAGTCTGCATTGAGAACATTGGGACCGTAGACCGCGTTGAAGTCGGTGATGCTGTCGATGCCGGATGTGCCGCCTCCACCACCGGGACCGGGCGGACCTTGAGGACCGGTTGGACCTTGGAGACCGGTGAGCCCGATAGGACCGGTGAGTCCGATCGGACCTTGGATACCGGCAGGTCCGGTTGCACCGGTTGCTCCCGGAGCCCCGTTGGTGCCGTTCGTTCCCGGAGCACCCGTTGCCCCTGTAGAACCGGTTGACCCTGTGGAACCGGTGAGCCCGGTAGGACCGATTGGACCGGTCAGTCCCACCGGACCTTGTGGGCCGGTGGGACCGGTAGGACCCGGAGGACCCGGCGACGAACCCGAATCAACCCAGTTGGCATCATCCGGGGAACCCGAAAGCTTCGCCCATACCTGTGATGCGAGCCCGCGAGGATTGGGGGTGCCCTTGAAGTTGACGGGCATCAGCGGGACGACTTACGCGAGGACCGTTTCGTGGATCGTTTCGGCATACGATGCGGGCCGTTCTTGGTTGAGTGCTGGCCGTGCGCCCACTTCTCTGCGATGTCGGGATGATTGGCCCACATGAACCGACGCTGATCTTCGGATTGGAACGGCATTACGGCCGCGCACGAACAAGTCCGAGTAGGTACGAAAGAGCAATGATACCGACCTCGACTACCAGAATCCAACCTTGTGTTTCAGTCATTGGCTACTCCGTTAGTGATGAAGGATTGATTCCGCGATCGTGAATAGTGCGTGCTTGCGTGTCGAGAATGTCGTCGTGGGAGCGAATAGGCTCAACCTCGCCCGGATCGATTCGTGTGATTTGGGACCCGTTCTCTTCGGAGCGGAGTTTGAGCATGTCATCGAACTCGCGCGAAGTTGACACGTACGCTCCGACCGCATGATTGAAGTGCGGTTTGAAGGCAGACACACCGATCTGTACGGATGAGTAGTCCCGTACAATGTTCCGCCCGAGACAACTGGGACAGGACGTGAGAGAACGAGTGTTTGAATCAAACCGGGCTCCGCATGTCCGACATCGGTACGAGTAGGTCGTCATGCTATGTCGAACTCTTGCGCATAGAGATCGTGGATCGGTGAGCGCGCGGGAGGATCAGCAGTGAACGGTCCTTCCTGCTCCGAGGCGCACACTCCGATGGCGAGCGCCATGACCGCATCGTCGTGGACTTCCCGGTCAGCATTCCCCCAATACCCCGATTCGTCCTCGACATAGTTCCGAAGCTGATTGTAAGTCTTGCGATCGTGAAGGGTCAACGATCCGTCAAGGAGCGTCCGTTGTAATGTGCCTATCGCCCACCGTTTACGATTGTAGTTAGTGCTCCAACCATAAACGTTGAAAGACCCCTTGACACGATCAGGACGCTTATCGAGCCACACATTAGGATAGCCACGCGTGAGAATACGTGCAACGGTTGCCTGCCCTCCCCCTTCAACCTCGGGACACAACATGCACTCGTTGTAGTACTTCCCTGCGAGCATCATTTCGTCCGCGAAGTGCATCGGGTTTACGCGATTATGGTAGACCGCGACCTGTTCAAGAGTCTGCCGGTTGAAGATTTGGACACACGCCGGATCACCCGAGACTGTTTCGGAAGGATCACCGGAAGCGAAGTAACGATCCCACCGTGCATCGTTCGCGCGAGGCTTCTTGAAGATCGTCCACGGACCTGTTCCGTCCACGACGAACTCGACACGCTTACGCACAGTCTCATGGAACCGTCCAACAATCCCCGGTAGTTCGTCAAATGCTTTCTTGAGATGGATGTGCGAGAAGATCGGGCGTCCAGTAGTGATGAATGCTTCTTCGGGAGTGGACGGATACTCCTGCATGAACCGTTGGATGTCACCTCGCGCAAGGTTTGTGACCGCCCATCTCCGCCATGCGAGGTTCTCGAACGATGCACCGAGCCGAAGTAGGACTCTCTCTTCTGGTATCAGTTCCGATTTGACGGTGAGAGTGGTGTGGAGCTTGTACTCAGGATGCTTGTACCATGGGAAGAAGAGAGGGATATAGTCGGACTCCCCTTCTTCGGCTGCCTGCCACTCGTCGTAGAACCAGTTACCAACTCCGTTAGCCGTGGATTCAAGTACGACAATCGTACCGTGTCTCTGCGGAATCGTCTGCGACAACCCAAGCATAAGGGTTTCCGGGTCAGGATAGAAAGCAACTTCAGATGCGTGAACTGCGTGAAGAGTTGAACCGCGTCCGCTCTGGATATTGCGGGCTGTCGCGATACGGAGTCGGGATCGTGTCTCTGCCCAATGCAGATTCTGTTTCGTTTGAGACTGAAGTGTATAGGCGTCACGGAACTCCCATCTATCCCAGTAGAGCTTCGTCATCTCGAAGAGTTCGGCAGACGGTGTGGCCTCGTGTGCCATGACGAGTCCGTTGGTTCCGTGGTGCAGGAACCCCCACCAGAACAAGACACCTTCGGTTACTGTTGAGATGCCGAGTTGGCGCGCTTTGAGCGTGATGATTCGGACTGGCTTGCCTTGATTGTAGGTGCGCTCAATAGTTGAGACGAACTCGCGTTGCGCCCAACCGAAATCCCCGTACTCGGGATGGATGTAATCAAGATCGAGCGGCCGGAACTCAAGGTCTTTCGTCTTGATTGTGAGCGTCTTGAGGAGCGGTTTGAGGTCGAGCATTACTCATCGACAACTTCCACGTCGATGATCTCCTCATCAGTCACAACCTTGTCCAGCATTGGAACGTTCCGCATGGAGGACAGAAGTGTCTCCATCTTCGCGCGCATCTCTGCCGCGGTTGCGTCCTGTCCGGCTGCTGCTTGCCGCGCAATGACCCCGAGCACAGAACGAATCACCTGAATCTTCTGTTGGGATGGACCGAAGCGAAGGATCAGTTTCGCTTGATCGAGCGCGAGAGATACGAGTTCGTTTGATTCCTGGATGTAGGACGGGCTATCCGCCATAGTGCTTCTCGCAATCAGGACATGCTATGTCGGGTGGAAGGTCTACTTCGTTCCGTGATCTGCCAAGTACCGCATGCTTGACTTTCTGCCCTGTGCGAACAAGCCAGAGTTGTCCGCAGAATGGACAATACGCCACTATTCACCAGTCGCTTCCACATACGGTTCCCATAACTGTACGTCGATGGAGAGCGGGAGCCCGAATGCATCCGCTAACGGGAGTGCGAGATGCTTGAACTGGTACGGAACTTGGATCGTGATGATCATGTCTCCGTTGCGATTGAACTTCAGTTGGTCCGAGACATGACCGACGAACTGGGTTGACTCGAACGAACGAATCTGCCGGTCCTGTTCCGAGACTCGTTGTGGTGCGAGTGGGCGCGATGCGAGGTTCTGGACTTCTTGAAGATCTACCCGACCTCGAAACCCGGAGGGGGTGCGGTCGGACCAACTTCCGAACGTCTCTTCCCGTTCCCTGAGTTGCCGCTCGTCGGTGTTTCCGAGACTGGTGTCTCCCTTACCCATGACTCACCTTCCATCTCGAACTCGGGAACCCATCCCTTTACATCGTCCCCACCGTCATTCATCAGCCCTTGTACGCCCATCGATGTCGCCATTTCGTTGAGCCGGTTCCTCTGCGTCTCTTCACCTTCCCGATAGCCGATGAAGAGCGGCGCTATCCCGTTGAGGATCGATTCAACTACTTGCTCCGGTGATTTAGACACTTCTCTGAGTTGCTCTTGTAGAGCCCGGTTCGATTTCGTGCCTTCAGCGATCAGAGCGCGCATGTACTGGGCACCCAGTTCGAGATCGCGAA